CCCCATCTCCCTCATCGCCTCCTCCTCCTGGTCGTGTAAAAACAGGTGGTTCAGGAACTGGGTCTGGTGATGGTACATTGACAGGTGGTTCAGGAACTGGGTCTGGTGGTGGTCCTTCTCCTGGTCCACCTATTGATGGTGGTGCAGGTGGTTTTGATGGTGGTTCAAATATAGGAAATGGCATAGGTTGTTGCATAAATCTAGCAAATGGATTTAATATTTGTTGCATCTGTGGTACACCATAAAAACCTTGATATGATGGAGATTGCATAAATGGATTACCATATCCTGCAAACATAGGAGGTCTACCAAATCTTGGTCCTCTCATACCATATGAACCAGCAGATGGTGCATTAAATCCTAAATCAGTTGCACTTGGATTTATGCCTTCAAAATATGAAAACTCAGGTTGAAAACCTGGCATAAAACCTCTAGGAATAGGTATTGGTCTCCTACGAGCAGGTGTATTATATCCACCTGTTAGAGGAAAAGGATTATTACCTACACCAACATTGCCATCATCATAATTATAGTAATCATCATTGCCATTAAAATAAACATTACGACCTCTTTGAAAACCTACTCTACCTCCACTAGCCATAGGTATTTGTTCAGGGTATCTTTCATACATTAATCTTTTTCTTTCTTCCTCATCTATGCCCATTTGAATTAACATTCTTTCAAATTCTTCTTGTGACTGCATAACACTTGCTGTACCTGCTGCAGTTCCTGCTACCATTCCACTTGGGGTCATTGCAGCTCCTGCTAAATTTTTCATTCCTTCATCAAATCCACCACTAAATAATCTTTGACCTGATTCTATTAAACTTGAATCTGGTGTAATTGGTGCTGGTGGTACAGCAATAGCAGGGTCTGCTGCTGGAATTGGAACATCTGCTGCTGCTGTATTTAAAGCTTTAGCACCCATTCCTGCTGTAAGACCAGATAGTAATGCTTTAGAGCCAGAGCCACCTGTTTGTGCATAAGTAGCTAAACCTGCTCCTATACCTGATAATGCTGCTGAAGATAAACCTAAGCCACCTAATCCACCTAAAATTGAAGGACCTAGTAAACTACCTAACATAGGTGCTAAGAAAGGTAAGAAAGCTTCAGGCTGTCCTGTCTCTGGATTTACTGTTAATGGCATAGCAGATGCTAATCCTTTAACTTCTGCAGGATTAACATGAAGTAACATAGAATCGCCAAAACGACCTTGTGCTGCTACATTCTTAGTTTGTTGTTTTATATCCATCTATCTATCTTCCTCTTTGGTTTCACAGCCAAACATATTAAAACTCATGTCAACTGCACTTGTATAAACTTTTACTACATCTGTTTGATTTAAGGTTATGCCTAAAACAATAGCAAAAGAATCATTTGCTGCTACCGATTTATCATAAAAAAGAAACTGCTTATCATCAGCAGTTGCACCAGCAACATGAACACTTAATCTAAATGTTATTGCTGATCCTGTTCTATTTGCTGCAACTATTGAACTTACTGTCGTTTGTGTCATATCAGGACAGGTGTAAAGCGTAGTAGTTGTAGTTGCTGCTGGGTCTACTTGACCTAAAACTTTTAAATTATCAGCCATGTTTCATTCCCATTAATAAAAATTGTTGTCTCTTTACAGCTTTGCTTGATACAACATCTTGTAATCTACTTAATCTACTAACTTCAGTAGCTAAATCTTGTATGGCTTGTTCTGTAATTCTTCTTGATACTGTTTCTTCTGTAGCATCATATTCTTGTCTAGGTATTGGTAATACTATATTTTTAGGATGTGCCATTATCTTTTACCATCTGGTCTTATATCTAATCTTACATCACCTAATCGCCAACCATAGTCATTTGATGAATTAGATACTCTTATTGCACATTGTCTACTTCTAGCTCTAGTATTAGTAAATGTAGAAGCTGGAGTAACTGAAACAGTAGATAATGTTGATAAACTTTCTAATGGATAATCTCTACCTTTAATTATTATATCCACACTATCAGATGTAGATTGTTGATCTCTAAATTGTATATCAGGTATTATTTTATTTACAGATATAAAATTTTCTCCATCTGGGTCTAAATCAAAATCACTTGATTCTATAAATGCAGTAAAGTCGGCACCATCATCACCATGACCTATCTCATGTCTAAAAATATAGTTATTATTATCTGTACTACTATTTTTACTTGCAGCTATAGGATTAGTTAATATTAATGCTTGATCCCAAGCTGTTCTTACAAAATTATCTGCAGTAGTTCCTATAGACCAAACTTGTTCTAAATAATTATATAAAACATATCTATCTATTTCTGAACTATCTTTTGAGGGATAAAACCACATAATTTCATTAGCACTATCATTCACAGCACCAAATATTTTAAATGCTTGTCCTTCATTAAGGTCACTTAAAACATAATCTAATACTGTACATGGTAATCTTTGTGCAGAACCTGAGTAGATATAAAATCCACCATTATCCATAAAGTAAACACTATTATTTGCACTAACTGCTGCATTTGGAGATATTAAAGAAGGACCATGTGCAACTTCATTAAAAGAAAAAACAAATGGTGCTCCTACAAATCTCATAGAAATAATACCTACATCTGTCCAAATAAGTATTTCTTGCCTTGTTTGTAAAGCTCCTATAATTGTAGAACCCATAGATAATTGCACACCACCAGCTTGATTTGTTGCAGTTGGTGTCCAATCGGTAATACTTTCTGTATCTGAAAATCTTACTAATAAAGGGTCTAGAGTTGATGACCCTATAGGATTACAACCAAAAGTAATAACATGACGATCTACATCAGAAACCATTGTTTGTAATGCTATTGTAGGCACATCACTAGCTCCAGCTTTTGTTGTTACATTTACTGCTCTAGTGCTAGTTCCTGATGATTCATCCCAATAAAAAAGACCACCAGCTCTTGGGTTTAAAACTGCGTCATCACCAAAATTATCTATTGACCACAATCTAAGTTGATTAGCAAAAGATAAAGTTGTTGTAGAACCCCAAGTTCCAGCACCCCATGTCCCTGCTCCCCATCCTGTAGATGTAACATATGAATCTAAACCAGAATTAATTTGATATACAGCATCTGCTGCAGAACCACCATTACCAGTATCACTAGAATTTGCAGTAGCTGTTGCAGTAAATGTAAAAGTATTGTCATTTGGAACACTTGTAATTTGATGTTCTTGATTTAAAACTGTAGCAGTAATATTGCCACCCAAACTTACAGCTTCACTTATAGTTACAAAATCACCAGTCACAGCTCCATGATTACTATCAGTTGCAGTTATTGTTGTAGACCCATTAGTAGCTGCAAAAGTTATTCCATTTGTAGTTGTAGCTCTTATTGGAGTTATATCAGCATACTCTTGACCTTCTAATACATAGAATTTTTGATGTGTGCCTAAAGTTATATAATTTGTACCACTAGCAGCTCTATAAGAATATATTTTTCTTGATGTGCCTATAAAACTATTTGTGCTTTGTTTTTGCCAACCACCTATTCTTTCAGGTCTACCTTTACGAAATCTAACTTTGTCTGCATCAAACCAACCACCTTCATTACTATAATTAGTTCCTTCTTTATTTATTCCTGGTCTAAATACATACTTTCTTAATGGCATATTTAAACCTCATGCCATTCTTTACCTTCAAATAGTAAAGATTCTGCTAATCTTCTTCGCTCTAAACCTGGCAAAACTACTTTTTCTCCATTTACTCTTGCTTTATTCCATTTACGCATTTGATGTGGAACTTCATCTTTTTTATTATTATTTAAAACTTTTAACATAGTGCTACTATTAAGGTTTGTAGGACCTAAGTTATATGTCCAAGCTACTAAAGCATCAAATTCATTTTGTTCTAATGGTACAGTTACAGCACTATTTACATAAGCAGAATAGACTGGTAATTCTTCTTTTAACCATTCTTCTGCTTGTTCTTGTGTGCAAGTATCACCTTTTTTAACATCTTTAACTCTGCCAAATGCTATTGTCCATTTTCCTGCTGCACATTTGTAAGCTTCAAGTTTACAACCTTCAAACTTTTTTATTAAACTTATACCCTCTTGTGAAATATTCATATTAGTTCTCCTTTGGTTTTGTAGTAACTTCTCTGTAATACACCACAACATCTTTTAATTCTGTTATGTATCGCTTAATTTCCTGCATATTATATGCCATAACTTCATAATCAGGCACAGTCATAGCTAAAAATACAAGTTCACCTTCTTGATCCTCTATTACTTGAAACTGCTCTTCAAAGTTTTCAGGAGTAATTGTCAACCATCTTACTTCTTTTAAATCAATTTCTCTTGGCATAACAGGCTGAATAATAGTCCTGTCCATAGGTTTTGCAGTAACCTCTATTTGTTTAGTTGGAATCAGGCTGCAACTGCAAGCCATCATCAAGATCATCAACAGTGACGCTGATTTGCTCGATATCTTCCATAATGTGTTTTGTGCCATTATTTATCTTCCTTTGCATTTCTACTGGATCAGTTAATATTTTAGCTGTTAATTGATAATTTTGTATAAATTGTGTATATCTATTAAGCTCTCGCTGTGCTTCTTGGCTTTTAATGGTCATATTTTGTAGTTGAGTAGTTTGTAAAGCAAAATCATTTTGTAAAGTTTCTATGGTTTCTTCCTGCACAGCTATTGCTCCTTCTAAAGCAATATTATTTGCTTTCAAAGTATTGTTTTCTTGATATAGCCAATAACTACCTAAACCTAAAACTAATATTATTCCTATTAATATTTGTTGCACTACATATCCTCTATAATATAATTTAAACCTGCTGCACTTCTATATTCTATTATTTTATCTTCTTCATCTCTAAATTTAAGATGTTTTTCTTTTTGTATAATTATTTTTTTAGCAACATAGTTTCTATCATCAGAATCGCCATATTCTTTATTAAAAGAAACAGTAACTTTATATCTAGTTTTAAATAAACTTAAAATCCAATCTAGTAATAATTTTAATTTTAATTGCATGTATATATTGCTACCTTTTTTTGTTTACCCTTAACATATATTGGTTTTAACAACTTTAACTTATGTTTACACTCTTCTTTTGTAGAATGACCTATAACTATATCTTCTCCTACTTCTTTAGTAGAACTCTCTAATCTAGCTGCAAGATTAACAGCATCACCTATAGCTGTATAATCAAACCTAGTTTTGCTTCCCATATTACCTACTACAGCATATCCAGTATTAACACCTATACCAATTTCAACACCTAAATTTGCTTGTTTTATATTATCTTGTATTTCTTTAGCACAATTAACAGCAACAGTTCCATGTTCTTTTAAGTCTATTGGAGCATTAAATATAGCCATCATTGCATCACCTATATATTTATCTACCATACCACCATATTTTTTAACTACATCTGCCTGTATGCTTAAAGCTCTATTCATTATGTGTGTTACTTCTTCTGGCTCTAATGTTTCTGATAGTGCAGTAAAACCTCTTACATCTGTAAATAAAAATGTGCAGTATCTACGCTCTCCACCTAACACTAAAGAACTTGGATCATCCTGTAATTTTTTAACTTGTCTTGGATCAAGATAGTGTTCAAACTGTTTCTTAATTTGTTGTCTAAGTTTGTATTGTTCTCTAAATCGTAAATAAAAACCTATAGAAGCAGTTATAAATTGAGATATCAAAGTCCAGCTAACATCTATCAATATTCCACGCTGTATTAAATAGTATCCAGAAAATATTGTTAATAAAAATAATAGACTGGTAAATGTTATTCCTAGCGTTATTCCAAAAATATTTATTAAAAACCAGACAAATGTTACTGTTATCACTAAAATTAATAATTCAACAGCTAAATGCCAATCAGGAATATAAGGACTATCTTGTATTAAAATAGATTCTGCTAATGCAGCTTGTATTTTATGTGGCTCTAATAAACCGACAGGTGTTGCTATTTGAGGCATTACTCCACTTGCAGTAACTCCAACAATAACAAACTTACCATTAACATCCATTTCCTGTAAATTTGTTTGTGGCGTATCTACCCAACTAATCCATTTACGACCTAAAGTATCTGTTTTAACTGGTGGTATTCCTCGTATTGATATTTCTTCTATACCATTATCACTAGTTTTTATAATGTATGTTTTAACATCAAATATTGATTTATATATCTGTGTACCAAAACTAGGAATCCATTGATTTTCTGGAGTTTTAACTAAAAGAGGTATTCTTCTTACAAGTTGATCTACTTCAGTGGGAGCAATGGCTAAACCCTGCAATGTATTATTTGTAAGAGTGTTCAGGTTTTCCTTAACTCCCAAACTTACTATACCACCATTATCTTCACCTTTCACTACTGTTCCTGTAGGTTTAGGATAATTACCTTTACCATCTTCAAACATAGCTATTACTGAAGGTGCATAACCTAGCGACCTAGCAAAATCTTCATCACCACCAAATCTATCAGCTTGTGGAAATGATATTGCCCAACCAACTCCTATAGCACCCTTAGATAATAATTCTAAATTTATCTCTGCAAGTCTTTGTCTTGGTAAAGGATAGCCACCCTCAATCTCTACATCTTCTTCAGTTATATTTAATATTACAAAATTACCTGATGCTTCTGGTGTTTTTATAAAAGCATCATATACTCTAAGTTTTAATATCTCTGTTGGTGTTAATTGATATATTAATGGTAATAATAATATTATAACTATAGGTAATATAAGTTTTTTCATTAGCTTTCCTGTTTAATTCTTATAATACTGCTACTACCACCATTTATTTTTATAGTTCTTGATACACCATCTTGTATTAAAATAACTGTATAACTACCACCAGAATCTATATCTATTCTAGCTGTATTATTAACACTTCTTAAAACAGTTAATTTTTCACCTGTAACAAAAGTAGTTATTTGTGTTTCAGTATCTTGACCAAATTTAGTACCTGCAATAGATAAAGATGTTACATCAGCTTGTAATTCTTCTTGCTCATCTTCTATATTTAATTCATCTATTACATCTAATAAATCTTCAAGAAAATTTACATCTAAATAATTTATATCAAGCTCAGTAAATTCTAAATCAGATTCACTATCTAAAAAATCCTCTTCTAAATAATCAATATCTAAATCATTAAAATCTAAAATACTATTTGATTGTGCAACAACTTCTTCTTGTTCTATTTCTTTTTCTTCAGGTGGCGATACTATTAATATGTTATCAATCAAATCAAGAGATAAATCTAATATTACTGGCTTGCTTGGTGCATTTTCAAATACAGAAACAGTAGTAGCTTCAAAAGGTTTATTTAGTATGACACTTCCTGTTGCAGTTATTACTTCTATTTCTCCACTAGATAAACCATATTTATTTGGCAAAAGTATTATTAATGATTCACCTAACTCATTTACTGTAGCTGTAAAGTCTGTACCTCTTATAGCAATATTAGCTGTAGGTGTTTTTAGAGATATATTCTTTTTATTAAGTTTATCTATATTTCCAGAAATAAATCTAGTTGTTCCAATAGCAAATGTAAGTGCCATTTTAGATTTGCTTGGGTCTGGATCGTATATATACTCGTCTATTAATAATTGACTATGTTCTGTAAGTCTAACTATAGAATCATCAAGAAATGTTATAGCCATACGACCATTAGAAGTTATAGCTTCATCATTGCTTTGTATATCAAAATCTACAAAAGCATCTAAAGGTTTATCCCTTACTATCTGTGCATTACCTCTTAGTTCAGAGATGTCTCCAATATTAACATCCTGTACTTGTGCCTTGATCGTTTTGGACCACACAGATATTTGAATTAGAAGTATTACTAATAATTTTGAGATAATCCCTTGCAAGTGTAGATGATTGCGTAATGTCGATAGTGTTTGTGCTTCCATCTAAATCTAAGTAAAAATATCCAGAATCTGATGATGTATTTCCACCATAACCACTCCCTGAAAAGTTAATTGTATTAGTGCTGCCATTTACATCAAGATAATTAATAGCATTAGCATAATCAATATCAAAATCAAGATCATTACTATCTCCAGTTATAATCCAATCAAGATCAAGATATGATGAATCAGCATTTTCAGCTATAGCTAAATCAAATTCATTGCTTGAACCTGTAACATCAATATTAAGATTTACATAATCAGCAGATATAAGACCTGTGCTATTCATAAGTATATCCATAATATTGCTGTCACCATCAAACTCAAAGAATCCTGTAAAGTTATCACCATCAATAGCATCCGATCTAAATATGTTAGAACCACCTATTTGATTAATGTCAAGTGTCATTGACACACCATCAAGGTCTAAAGCAGTCATTGTTCCAGATGTAGCTTGTGTTCCACCTATTAAGTTTGATGACCCAAGCTGTTCTAAATCAATAGTAGCTGAGTTTCCTGACTGATCTACATATATTTCATTATCTGCAAAAACAGACAAAGATAAAAATAAAACAACATTTAATAATTTATTCATATTTCCAGTACCCTCTCTCGTACCCTATATTTATAAGTTGTAAAACTGCACCCTCAATAGCTTTCATTAAAGCTAAAGTAGTGCTCTCATTCGAAGCAGAACCTATTTCTACCTCTACAAGCTCAGTTCCCATTTCTATAAATTTAAAGACATCTTGAGACTGTCCATAACTATATATTATTTTTTGCGACATAACCTCTATTAATATTTCACCTGTTGCTACTGATACCATTCGCAAACTTACACTAACAGAATCCTCTCTATATTGCATACTAGAGCCAATGCCTAAATATCTTGCACCTATTCCACCAGTAGATATATTACTATCATAAGATACAACTGCACCTTCTAGTAATACACCTGCAAAAAGTAAAGGTGATAAAATACTTTGATCATCTAATTGTTCTCTTGTTGATCTTATAAGCTGTCTTTCTTTTGTAAGATTATCAAGTCCTACTCTCTCTACTACACGAAAAAAATTTCCACCTGAAGCGTGCTTTAATGACCTTATAAGTATAGTATTTGGTGCTTGTGTTATTGCTGATGAAAACATAGCAAACTCACTATTACTTTTTCTTTGTCCTGTTTGATCAGTAAATGCAGTAGGATATACAGCTACAACTGGTTTTACTAAAGGTGATTGTATATTTGCTAAATCTTTTGATTGTAGATCATAAATACTAAAAGTTTCTCTACCTTCTAAATTTAAGGTTTTTGGATTTGTTTCTCTAACTACATCTATAAGACTGCAACTAGAAAGAAAAATCCCCGAGAGGCAAAGATATTTCAGTTGTCGTACCATCATTAGTATTAAAAATTGTAAGTATTATCATACCATCTTCTATTTTATATGAGATGATATTACCTTCTAGTTCAAATGTGCCTTCCGTTGATTGTGTTTCACCAAACATATTTTCTACAATCTGTCTGGATATTTGTGCATAAATACGACTTTCTAAATTTCTTATAAATCTTGCAAGTGTTGTATTCTCAGCATCTCTTTCTAATTGTTCTTGTAATGCTTTTATTTCTTCTTTTATAGTCATCTTACGCATATGTTCTTGATTCTCAATAGTAAGATAGTGTGAGCTAGTTCCAACTCCAGAAAAAGATGGAGACTTAAATTTAAAAGTTATTTGATCAGCACTTAAATTAACACCAATAATACCTAAAAAAATTGTTATTCCTATAATAACTAAAGTTTTAAATATAAATATTTTTTCATGCTCTTCATGTAAATTTTTTTTATTTTTTATTTTTATCATTTTCTTTAAGTTTTATAACTGTATCAACCTTTTCCTTTAACCTTATCATATCTTGATCTAATAAACGAAGTTGATCAGTTAATCTAATAATTGTTGTTTTCATTTCACTAACAGATGGATCAATAGTTTTTGTAATTGTTTGCCAAACAAAAAATACAAAATATCCAAGACCTATAACCATAACAGTAGGAAAACCAAATTTTTGCACTAATACAACTATATCCATTAGTCACGCCTTGCATCTATCTTGCCATCTTCCACAAAATTTTCTGCTCTAGCTATTCTATCTAAATCAGGTGGTATATTTAAAGCACTAGATACAACAGTATCAATTCTAATTATATCGTTATTCATTATTGAAGCTCTAGTAATAAGCATTTTAGTTATACCTTGAACTGATTTTATATCAGCAACAAGATTATTCATAAGTTGTCTTATTATAAGAAAAATAAAATATGCCATTATTAAACCACTGGCTATTGGCAATCCTACCTCACCAATTAGGTTAATGGCTTGATTCATTAATCTTTACCTTCTCCTTTAAAACTTTTAGATGATCCTGATGTTCCTGCATATAAACCAAACCATGCTGCTCCTGCTCCTACAACTACTGATATTAATCCTGATTGTTCAAAGTTTGGAGCTTCTAAATCCATAAACCACATTACAGTTGAATAAAGTAATATGATATATACAGTTAAAAATAATCTTGGAAAAATACGCCATGAATCTACAGCTTGTGCTAAATGAATCCACTTTTGATGTGGATTAACATTTGATACATCCTCTAACTCTCTTATCTTATCTTTTAAATCTGATATTTCTCGCATCATATCCATAAACTTATTTAAGTCCATTTCTACTTCATTACGATCCATATCTCCACTAAATTGTCCTTGATTCATATTCATCAATAATCTCCCCATATTTTAGTTTTTTTGCCACCATTGTATTCTACTGCGTGACCTTCTTTAATTAATATTTGACAAATATCTTTGCCATCTTCTGTATAAGGTATTCCAAGTATACGACCATACTTTCCTTTACCTAATGATTTAACTTTTATATTGCCAAAACAAAGTTCTTTTAATCTTTCTTTTGCAGCTAAACCTAAAACTTTTTCTGCTTTATCTCTTGTTCTTGATTCAGGAGTATCTATTCCAGATAACCTTACTCTTTGTTTATGTAGCTTTACATCAAATCCAAGATCAAGACAACAATCAAAAGTATCACCATCTACAATTCTTTCTAATGTAGCATTATATACAAATGCATCTGGTGCTTTAGCCATTATCTTCTTTTACCTTTATGTAAACCATGTTTTGCATGTTGTTTACCTGCTCTAGTAGCTGCTCTTTTCTTTCTATTAGCTGCTGCTAACTTACTTCTACCTTTTTTTGATGATTTTAATCTTTGTATTTGTTTTCTAGGAGCATATACCTCTCCTGTTTCGCTAGATTTTTTACCACTAGGAGTAGTCCAATCTTGATCTGTCCAATTTTTTAGACTTCTTTGCGTTTTTTTTAAGGGCATTAATTTTCCTCATTATATAAATTATCAAATACTTGGTTTACATCTAAAGCATAATCTAAATCATTTCTACTATAGTGTATATGTTGAGATGGTTTAAAATCTGGTGCTCCATGACCAGCTTCAAACCAAGCTGGATGTGTTACTCTAACTCTATTATTTGGTAAAGCTATAATATTACCAGTCCATTTGCCAGCATCTAATAGCTCTAATACATGACTTTGTTTGTGTTGTGCTGGATCATCTGCTATTTCATTCTCTGCATAATCTACTGTAAATAAATATCTAGCAGGATACATATCACCATCTATCTTGGCTAACCAAGGAGAAGGTGTCGCTCTATCTAAAACATATACTGAGTGATTATAAGAAGAACAATCCCAAGGCTGTGCTGCCCAAACAGGCATTGGTTCTGCCCATTCATCTACTGGTATATCTGCAACTAAAGCTGTTATAGGCATCCTTGCCCACATAGCTCCACCATGCACATTATCTTGATCAGGATCATCGTAAGTTTCTGCACCTGTAAAAATTACTTGAAAACTTAAACAACGACATGGCATTGTTGTTACAGCTACTGCCATAGCATGTAAAAATTCTCCATGATATTTTTCGTGATTATGTGTATATTCTTTTCTTACCCAACACTTAAAATGGGGTATATTACTTTGTAAATAAGCCATAACTCTTTCCCTTAGTTTTAATTATTTATATCCACCACCTGCTTTTTTATAAGCTTTGGCTAACATTTGTGCTTTTCTAGCTGACCATTGTCCAGGTCTACCACCTTTGCTACCAGCTTTAATTCTGTTAAAAATACGTTTACGCATACCTGGTTTAGTATAATTACCAGCTTTATTTACTGTAGATTTTTTTTGTCTACTCATCCTATAAACCTCGATAAAATTACGCTTCCCACTATAAATGGATATACTGCCCAAAGCATCATTTCTAATTTATCAAAACGACTAGAACCATCTTCAAGTCTTTTATCAATGCTTTTATATATTGCTGCACATTCTCTTTCGTGAGATTCGATAGCATTTAAAGCATCTTTAACACTAGCCATTATTTTTTCTTTTCCTTATCAGATTTATCTACAACTTCTTCTGCAACATCTTTAGTATGTTCTGCAAGTAAATTTATAAAAACTGTTTTACTAGCTCTTACTTGATCTAGTTGAAAGCTAAGTTGCGATTCTTTATTTTCTAAATCTTCTATTTGTGATTTACAATATTGCTGTTCTTTAGTTAATTCTTTATCTGTCATAATTTTCCCATTTAAAAGTTAATAACTAATTATAGTGCAAAATGCAATCAAATTGAAATCAACTCAATATTTTTGTAACTGATGTTGGCGTTACTTTTTCAGCTATTTGTGCATCTATGCTTGCTTTCAAAGCTGTTACTTCATCAGCACCTAATCCAGCTTCAACCCAACCTTGCACATCACTAGTTTTTAGATCAGACCAGTTTATAAAACTTGATAGATCATCTGTACTAACGCTTTGGCTACCATAAACTGTAGCAGCTTGTGGGTTACCTTCAGAGTCCTTATTAGAACTATCAGAGCCAGTTAGTCTCCAGTGGACATTATGCACCACATTAGATTTGCCGCTTTTTGATGGGTATGTATCGCATACGCTTACATCCCAGGTATAAGATATTGCCATATTATTCTCCTTTTAAATTTGCAATTTCACTTTTTAGTGATTCTATTTCTTCTTGTTGCTCTTGCATACCTTTTACAAGATGCGTAACAAGTTTACTATAATCCATTGAGTAATAACCATCTTCATCTTGATTGACTGCATTTGGTACCAGCTCTTCAACCTCTTGAGCTATTAAACCTTCGTCTGCATGGTTATCAGCTTTCCAGTTATAAGCTACAGGATTAAGATTATTAATTACATCTAATCCTCTTGATGCACCTGTAACATCTTTTAATCTTGCATCTGAAGATGTGTTGTAGGTTACTGCATTTGTTGAACTTTGGTTAATAGAACCAATCTGTGTGCTGTTTCTTCTAAATACATATAATTCAGCACCACCAGATGTGCCATCCATATTTTGTTGTATATTTACACCTGTTGACCCATGTTGAAAAGATATACCACCTACACCTTGATTTGATGTAGTTCCTATAAGAACATGTCCATCACTATTAACACGCATCCTTTCTGTTGTAGAACCACCACTAGGAGTTGTATCAAAAGTTATATGTTGAGCACCTCCAGTATGTTTTATATTAAAATTACCACCACCAGAATATATATAATCGCCACCAGTTTGAGTAATATTACCTGAGGCATCAATAGCAAATCTTTCTGATGAACTTGCACCACCTTCTGCTGTTCTAAATGAAAAAGTACCACCAGTGCTACTAGCACCATAAGAAACTAATCTTGTTGCTCCACTTGAAAAATCTATAGCACCAGTAGATGTTCTGTCATCAGATAAAGCACCTGTCGTTGTTATAGCACCTGCGACTGTTAGTTTTTCTGTAGGACTTGTAGTACCCACTCCAACGTTTCCTGAAGAATCAATACGCATTTTCTCAGAACCATCAACTTCAAAAGCCATTCTTGAAGCACTTTGACTAGCACCTCCATCAGCAGACAATGTTAAGTGTCCACCACTTCCTGATATTTCAGCATAGCCACCATCACTATCTTCAATTCTAAATCTTGGTGTTGTTGCTTTTAAATGTAATTCTCTTGCAGGACTATCAGCCCCTATACCAACATTTCCTGAACTATCAATACGCATCCTTTCATTATTACCATTAGTACCAAATATAAGAGCATCAGAAGTTGCTGTATGCATGATAAATTCATTAGATGTAGCATTTCTGAAAGTAAGTCCACCTGAGTTTGGACCACTAAATCTTGCAATATCATTAGCAGCACTTGATCCATCTACATCTAAAATCATTCCAGGACTTGTAGTTCCTATACCAACATTTTTAGATGTATCAATAAATAAAGCTGCTCCTGCATTTTGTTCTATTTGTACAGGATGATTTGTCCTTGAGCCAAAAATTGCTTTTGTGTCATTACTTTGTATATAAGAAGTAACTGTATTTGTTGTGTCTGTAACTCTTAACTCTGGACTACCTGAACCTTCAATATCTAAATTTGAATCAGGACTTGTAGTTCCTATACCAACGTTTCCTGAAGCATCAATACGCATCCTTTCAACTGAGCTATCACTTCCATCAGCAGTTGTATAAAAGCCTAATCTTCCTGGTGTATCATTTGCACCTGGAGTTCCGTCTACTCTTGCATCAATTTTTGCAGCGTGAGATACAAAATCACTACCATCGGCTGCCGCCCATACTATAGAACCTAATGTATCATCATCTTGAACTATAGTATTACTACCTATTGTTCCGTTTCTTGATTTTACAAAATGAACAATTCCTCCGCCTGTATTATCACTAAATCTTCCTAAGGTAAATATAGTATCTGAATTACCTGTTCCTAATACTTCTAATGCACCTGTTCCACCAGTGGTCGCTACTGCTGTTGTAGAGCCTACTAATAATCTTCCTGAAGAATCAATACGCATGGCTTCTGATGCATTAGTAGTAAGTCTCATGCTATTATCTGAGTTCTCATATTCAATAGAACCAGGGAAAGCAGCACTATCACCAAATTCAATAATTGGATTACTGCTTGTATTAGTACCTTTTAACTGAAGTCTTGGTTCACTACCACTAGCATTTTCTGCTGCTTCAATTAAAACAGTACAATCACCTGAAGATGTACTTACATGTAAATTAGCACTAGGACTTGTAGTTCCTATACCAACGTTTCCTGATGTTAAACTCATAGTAGGCGTAAAATCATCTGCTACTGCTGGTGCAAATTCCATTCTTGCATCT